CATTAAGCGTGGCAAAAGAAGCTAAAGCCAAGGGCAAAAAGAAATGATATTCCCCGCATTGGTTTATAAAAGCCCGGGCAACTATACGCACCATGCAACCAAAGGCTCTTACGACTGCATAGCAGCTATTGATGCTGATATGTTGGCGGTATGGTTAGAACGCGGTTATCATTTGAGCATTGACGATGCGGTTAAAGCCGCGGGCGATAAGGCTTTCAAGGTCAAAAAGGTAACATTGAGCGTAAAGCCTAAGAAGAAGAAAAAGCCTTCTAAGCCACTAGGTGTTGCAAAGCCTGAAAAAGAGTCTGTAATGGCCGATAATGCACCTCCAACACGGGCAGAATTAGAAACCAAAGCTACAGAGTTAGGAATCAAATTCGATGGCCGGTGGAGTGACAAACGTTTACAGCAATACATTGCTAACCAACTGGGGTAAATCATGGGCTATTCAAAGCGTCAATTTATAGCAGCCGCATTCGAAGAAATCGGCCTTGCATCTTATGTCTTTGATCTTAGCCCAGAGCAAATAGAATCTGCATTGCGGCGCTTAGATGCAATGATGGCAGAGTGGAACGGTAAGGGCATACGCTTAGGCTATCCATTACCATCTAGCCCGCAATATAGCGATGTAAATGCGCAGTCAGATGTACCTGACGCTGCATTTGAAACTATTATCACTAATCTGGCGATACGCATTGCACCTAGTTACGGCAAACAAGTAATGCCAGATACTAAAATCACTGCAAAAAATGCTTACAATACGCTTTTATCGCGTGCAACACTGCCAATGCAAGCGCAATTAGGGCAGTTACCAAGCGGTGCAGGTAATAAGCCTTGGAGATATGACAATCCATTTTTAAATAGACCAGTTGACCCAGTGTTAGCAGGTCAAGATGGTGAGATACAGTTTAATTAAGGGACAAAATGCCAACGATTAACCAACTTTCAAGCATTGGCACAGTTCAGGCCGGTGACTTAATCCCCGTTTACGTGCCAAATAATGGCGATGCGCGAAAAATGTCAGTAAGCGCATTGTTGGCCTACTTTCAGCAAACATTTGCAAGCCCAGATGTGTTTACTCAGTTTGTAACACCTGGCACTGGCTTTAATGTGGCTGTAACCAATAACGGTAACAACGGCTGGCTACTGTTACAACCGGCAGGCACGCTGGCAACCGGCACAATCACATTGCCATTAAACACCGTAGCAGCCGATGGGCAAGAGTTAACCGTAACCACTACCCAGCAGATCACGGCCTTAACAATTGGTCTAAATGGTGCAACAGCAGTATTCGGAGCACCTACATCATTAAATGCAAACGCATTTTTTAAACTTAGGTTTTATCAGACCACAAATAGCTGGTACAGAATAGGTTAAATCATGACATTCCTAGCCAAAAAACAGCAAGCACAGTTTGCGCTTACAGCTACGTTTTACGTAGATGTAGCACCTCTTACCAATAGCGGATGGACTACAGTTTACCGAGTTGATAACGCATTCTCAGTGCCTAAGTTGGTAGTATTGGCTAAGTTTATGCAGCCTACCAAGGTAGGACCATATACCAATGACATTATCATTCGCATTTTGGCTAGCACCGATGACGTGGAATATAGCGTTGTTGACCCTACACCGGCACCATTACCACCGGCACCAGATCCAACTGCACCACCACCAGCATCTACAACACCACCGGCAACCGTAGGTATTAGTTCAGCGGTACAGGCAGAGTTAGACAAAAAGGCACCATTAGATGCTAATGGCAAAGTGCCAATTGCCAATTTGCCTATTGACTTAAATTCGAGCATTGTTGCTGATAAGCACTACACACACAATCAAACTGTAGCGGCAGCAACATGGGCTGTAACGCACAGCATGAGTAAATATCCCGCCGTTATGATTACAGATAGCACGGGAGCAGAGGTTGAGGGCGAAGTCCAATATACAGGGCTTAACACTTTGACAATTAAATTCTCGGCGCCGTTCGCTGGGAAGGCTTTTTTTAACTAAACCGGAGCGTCACACATGACCAAGAAAATCCTAGTCTCTTATGACTTTTCGCAAAATGAAATCCAGAACGCTAAAGTTCAAAACTTGGCTTCTGACCCCAGTTCACCCGTAGCGGGTCAAATTTGGTACAACACCACTACCGGCAAGCTGATGGTTCGTGATGGTGCGGCCAATGTGGACGTTACCGCGCGCGCTAACCATTCAGGCACCCAGTTAGCAGCCACTATCAGCGATTTGGCTAGCGTAGTGCAAGCTACCCGCCTTGACCAATTCGCAGCCCCTACAGCCGCTGTAAGTGCTAACGGCCAACGTTTGACCGGCGTAGCTGACCCAGTAAGCGCACAGGATGCAGCTACTAAAGGCTATGTAGATGCAGCCGTTAATGGTACCGATTGGAAGCAATCAGTACGTGCAGCCACTACCGCTGACATTACATTGTCCGGCCTGCAAACCGTAGACGGCATTAGCTTGGCTAACGGCGACCGTGTATTGGTTAAAAACCAAGCCGCAGTTGAAAACAACGGTTTGTATGCTGCATCCTCGGGAGCATGGGTTCGCACTGAAGATGCAAACTCCAATGCCGAAGTTACCGCCGGTTTGACCGTGATGGTTGAAGAAGGCGTGACAATGGCAGATAGCCAATGGCGTCTTATCACAGATGGTGGGATTACCGTTGGCACTACCGGTCTTGACTTTGCCCAGATCGGCGCAGGTACAACCTACAGCGCGGGTGCCGGTATTAGCATTGGCGGCAATACCTTGGCTATTGATACAGGTGTTGTGGCTCGCAAGTTCGCTGCGACTGTCGGAGGCGCTGTTAACAGTGTTGTTAATCATGGCTTTAACAACCTTGACGTAACTGTGCAATGTTACTTTGTCGCAACTGGCGAAAGCGTAGAATGTGATGTTGTGCGTAACAGCGTGAACCAAGTAACTCTTGGCTTCGCAATCGCACCAGCCGCAGCTTCTATTCGCGTAGTTGTAACCGGCTAAAATGTAAAGTATATGCCCTCCACAATGCTGGGGGGCATCTTTTAAGGGTTGCCATGTGTATAGATGTTAATGGTTTTGTTGTCGGGTTACTACCGGCCGGAAGTGGCGGCGCTGTAGACCCTTTGGAACTGTCAAACACTACACCAACGGCACCCGCAGCGGATAAAGTTAAAGTATTTGGGCGCAAGGTAGGCGGGCGCATGATGCCGGCTTTTATCGGGCCATCAGGTTTAGATTCTAGTTTGCAAGCATCGTTTGCACGTAACAGCATTGCCTTTGCACGGCCAATTGGCAACACTAATACAGTGTCAACCAGTGGCATTATGCTAAGTATGACCGGTTCAGCGCAAACATTAAATGTAGCGCCTACAAACCATCACATGGCCATGAAACATGTAATTTATGCAGCAACAGTTGCAGCGGCTACTGCGGTAGGTGGTTTTTATACTTTGCATCCACAATATTTTAGAGGCGTAGCAAATAGCAAGTTAGGCGGGTTTCATTTTGTATGCAGATTCGGGCCTGGCACATTTGGCACTGCTACAATTGCAGCAGCTAATGCCACACGTCGAGGTTTTTGTGGTTTTACATCATCCGTAGCAAATAATACAGACGTAAACCCGTCAACTATCGCTAATGTGTTAGGCGTAGGATGTGATAATACTGATACTACATATCAGATTATGCACAAAACTGGCACAGGCGCGGTAACAAAGATAAATACAGGTATTGTAAAAAGCGTAGCAGATAACACTGAAGTTTATGAATTAGCTATGTTTTGCGCACCGGGTAAAACTGAGGTGCATTTTGAAGTTACAAACTTAACTACCGGATTCGTGTTTAATCACACAGCAAATACAAATTTACCTGCTGAAACTGCAATGCTAGCCCCACGCGGTTATTATTCAGTCGGCGGTACATCTAGCACTATTGGCTTTGCGTTAATGAGCCTATACATTGAAACTGATTATTAAGGTCTTACATGTCAACCAAGCAATTAAACTTTAAATCTTTGCCAGTTATTGCAGCCGCTGATGGCGCAACTAGCCCGGCGCTTACCGCAAGCGACAAGGGCGCATTGGCCTTTAGCACCACCATTAGCAAAGCGCTAATGTGGGATGGCACCAAGTGGTCAAGCAGCGGTCTTAAAGGAGATACCGGTATACAAGGTATACAAGGCATTCAAGGTGTGCAAGGTATCCAAGGTGCTAAAGGCGATACGGGCGCAGCAGGATCGGTAGGGGCGCAAGGTCTTAAAGGTGATACCGGAGCTGCTGGTGCTGTAGGTGCCAAGGGTGACACAGGAACCAAGGGTGACACTGGTACCGCAGGCATTAAAGGTGATACAGGCGCTAAAGGCGACACAGGGTCTACTGGCCCACAAGGGGTAAGTGGCGCAACTGCATCTGTAGCCACTACAACAGCTAATGGCCTAATGGCAAGCGCTGACAAAACCAAGCTAGATGGCATTGCGGCAAGCGCAAACAATTACGCTCACCCGGCTAACCACCCAGCTAGTATTATCACTCAGGACGCTAGTAATCGCTTCGTAACCGACGCGGAGAAAACCGCTTGGGGCGCAAAGATTGGCAGTGTTAAAACCATCAACGGGGCTTCTATTGTAGGCACTGGCGATATTGTCATACCTGCTGGCGCTACTGGTCCACAAGGTATTCAAGGTTTAAAGGGCGATAAGGGCGATACCGGTGCGGCCGGTGCAACTGGAGCGCAAGGAACACAAGGTTTAACAGGTGCAGTTGGAGCGGCGGGCGCTACTGGAGCAACAGGAGCAGCAGGTGTTTCGCCGGTTGTAACTTGTGCTAGTGTTACAAGTAATGCAATAGGTGCAGGTGCAAAAACATTTGCATATGTTAGCTCTACTATAGGATGGATTGTAGGTAATCGCATACGTGCGGCCAATACTTCAGCCATTTGGATGGAAGGCATTATTACCGCAGTATCTGCAACATCGGTTACGTTTACAGCAGATTTAACGTCTGGTGCTGGAACATTTACAGTGTGGAATTTGGCTTTATCTGGTGAAAGAGGCGTTACAGGTGCTACAGGTGCAGCGGGCGCAACTGGTGCAACTGGTGCACAAGGTATTCAAGGCGTCGCGGGCACCGCAGGTGCAAAAGGCGATACAGGAGCTACTGGAGCCGTTGGCGCAGTTGGCGCAAAAGGAGATAAGGGAGATACGGGCGCAGCCGGTGCGGCAGGTGCTCAGGGTATTCAAGGTCTTAAAGGCGATACCGGAGCTACAGGAGCTACAGGCGTAGGCGCTAAGGGAGATACCGGCGCAGCTGGGGCGCAAGGTATTCAAGGTGTAAAAGGCGACACAGGTGCAAAAGGCGACACGGGGGCGCAGGGTGTTAAAGGTGATACCGGAACTAAAGGAGATACCGGAGCGCAAGGTGTAAGTGGTGCAACTGCGTCCGTAGCTACTACAACTGTCAATGGTCTAATGGCAAGCACTGATAAGGCAAAACTTGACGGAGTAGCAGCCGGAGCTAATAACTTCACTTATGCTCACCCGGCAACACACCCCGCAAGCGTTATTGTGCAAGATGCAAGCAATCGCTTCGTTACCGATGCAGAGAAAGCAACGTGGAATGCTAAGATTGGCAGCGTTAAAACTATTAACGGGCAGTCTATAGTAGGTAGTGGGGATTTGGTTCTCGCCGCATCTAGCACGTTTGCAACTGATATTACTGTTAATGGTAATAGGTTTGGTAAAGGGGCTGGCGCTGTAATTACCAACACTGCCTCTGGTTCTTCTGCGCTGAACGCCAACACAACCGGCGACAGAAACACCGCTTCCGGGTTTGGTGCACTGCAAGACAACACAACTGGCGGCGACAATACCGCCTTTGGTGCTCTTGCACTGCAACGCAACACAACTGGAAGAAGCAACACCGCTACTGGCGCTTCTGCGTTAGCAAAAAACACAACTGGCAACAGCAACACCGCCTATGGTTGTCTGGCATTGAGCGTTAGCACAACCAGCGGAGAAAACACCGCCTTTGGTGCTTTTGCGCTAAGCCAAAACACAACTGGAAGAAACAACACCGCTACTGGTGTTTCTGCTCTAAGCCAAAACACAACTGGATACAGCAACACCGCTACTGGGCAGTCGGCAATGAACGCGAACAGTACCGGTGGACAAAATACAGCCTACGGTACTGTTGCATTACGGTCTAACACAACTGGCAACAACAACGCCGCTACTGGTTGTTATGCGCTACAAACTAACACAACCGGCGCAGCCAACACTGCTACTGGTGCTTATGCGCTACAAATGAATACACTTGGCACTAACAACACTGCTACTGGTTATATGGCAATGCAGAATAACTCTGAAGGGAGTTACAACACTGCCTATGGTGCGGGGGCATTGCAAAGCATCAGTACGGGGGCTGGTAATACTGTAATTGGCTCGCAATTCGCAACTTCCGGCGCTTACGCGCCTATTATTAACCCGACAACAGAAAGCAATCTTGTTGTAATGGGAAGCACAGCAATTACCAACGCCTACATTAAAGTAGCTTGGACAGTGGTATCCGATGCTCGCGATAAGACAAACTTTTCAGCTATTCCGCATGGCTTGGATTTTGTTAAGCAATTGAAGCCTACCGCATACCAATTCAGAACATCACGCGAAAGCGAAGAAACTAATGGCGGCGTGCGGTACGGATTTAAGGCGCAGGACATTGCGGCTATCGAATCAGAGGCGGTTATTGTTGACACTACTAACCCTGAAAAACTCTATTACAATGAAAGCAATCTCATTCCAATATTAGTGAAAGCTATTCAGGAATTGTCGGCTGAAGTTGAACGCTTAAAAAATGCAAATTCAAATACTTAACGGAATTTTTACGGATAGCACGGCAGACATTAAGACTGCTTATCCGGTAAATCTAATACCAGTGCCTATTGATAGCGGTATCAGCAAGGGCTATTTAAGCCCCGCTGAAGGCTTAGTAGTTAATGGCGCTGGCGCTGGTATAGACCGTGGCGGTATTGAGTGGCAGGGCGTTTGTTATCGCGTTATGGGTACAAAGCTGGTAACCGTTGCAAGCAATGGCACAGTTACCACGCTTGGAGATGTTGGTGGCACTGGCTTGGTTACATTTGATTATTCATTTGATCGTTTAGCCATTGCAAGCGGTGGGCGTTTGTACTATTGGAATGGAACGCTAACCCAAGTGACAGACCCAGACTTAGGCACTGTTATTGATTTTTGCTGGGTTGACGGTTATTTCATGACAACCGACGGCGAGTTTTTAATTGTTACAGAGTTAAATGACCCTACACAGATCAACCCGTTAAAGTACGGCAGCTCTGAGGTTGACCCTGACCCAGTTATAGCATTGGTCAAATTGCGCAATGAGGTGTATGCCATTAACCGGCACACCATTGAAGTATTTGACAACGTAGGCGGTGATCTATTCCCTTTTCAGCGCATTGAAGGCGCACAGATTCAAAAGGGTGCCATAGGTACGTTTGCATGTTGTGTTTATAACGAATCCATTGCGTATTTAGGCAGCGGTCGCAATGAAGCACCTGGTATCTATCTTGGTGCAAATGCCACAGCGCAAAAAATCAGCACGCAAGAAATAGATGGTTTGCTTTTAACTTACACTGAAGCACAGCTAACCGGCGTAAAGCTAGAATCACGCAACGATAAGTCACACCAATACCTTTATGTGCATTTGCCAGATCGGACTATGGTTTACGACATAGCATCTTCGCAAGTGTTTCAAACTCAGGTATGGTTTACGCTAACGAGCGACATCGTAGGCTTTGGCCAGTATCGGGCGCGTAACTTTGTATGGGCATACGACAAATGGCTAATTGGTGACCCTTTGTCTAATTCAGTAGGCTACCTAGACCCCACTATTAGCAGTCACTATGGCGCTAAGGTTCGCTGGGAGTTTGGCACTATGATTGTGTACAACGAAAGCAATGGCGCTATTTTTAACCGGCTTGAATTGGTGGCACTTACAGGCCGCGTTGCTTTAGGTAAAGACCCAAGAATCAGCACCAGCTACAGCGTAGATGGCATGGTTTGGAGCCAAGAGCGCAGCATAAGCGTGGGCACCATTGGTAACACTGCTAAACGTTTAGCATGGTTTCAGCAGGGGCATATGCGCAACTGGCGTATTCAGCGATTCAAGGGCGATAGCGATGCATACTTATCGTTTGCACGCCTTGAAGCGCAGCTAGAGCCTTTGGCATTTTAATTATGGCTACACAAAAGCTAAACCTAACCCGTGACCAGTTAGCAACGTTTTTAAAAAGTCACGAGCAGATAAAACAGTTTGAGCGGTTGTTTCAGGTCGTAGAGGAAATATCACCGCTAACCGATACGGAAGGCATACAGATCAATGCAGAGCAGGCGCAAGCCACAGCTAACACTGCATTGTCATTGATTGAAACCATATCGCAGGCATTGGCGTTAAACACCGGAGCGACTGATCAAAAAGCCAATGAAGCGTTAATTAAGATTGAACAATTGGCGCAAAGCATTGAGATAAATAATGCCATTGCACAAACCAAGGCGCAGCAAGCCTTAGATGCGGTAGCTAAGCTCACACCAATGGTTGAATGGCTAGCACTGGCCCCAGCACCAAGGGAATTCAAACGCTCACGCTATGGCGCGTTTTACGACACTACTACGCAAACAGCGCCAGCTATAAACACAGCTACACCGATTACATTTAACACTACAAACCTATCAAAAGGCATTTATCTAGGTACACCAGCATCACGCATCTACGTGGATACGCAGGGCATTTATAATGTGCAGTTTTCTATTCAACTAGACAAAACCACTGGCGGCGTAGATGAGTTTTTTGTATGGTTTAGGCAAAATGGCGTAGATATACCTGATTCATGCAGCCAAGTTAGAATACAAGGTAACAATGCCGAAGTATTGGCAACGGTTAATTATTTTGTAAACATGAAATACAATGATTACATGGAGATAGTGTTTGCAGTAACGGATACAGCAACTAAAATCACATCGTTTCCTGCTACTGCGTTTTCGCCATCTATCCCTGGCATTATTGTTACAATATCCAATAACATCGAAGGCATGATATGACCATCACAGTCAAGGTTTTAGTACCACCAAAGCA